TGCTATGCCACTGAGTACAGTACCTTCCAGGCATGCATGCGGGAACTCGCGGAAGATCGGATATGTGTTGCTGTTAATTACGTCGACTAAAAAGGTGGGGGCCCTAATATAGGTAACCCCCACCGAGTTGACCAGAGAGAGAGACGGCGATTCTCTGGTTAGGGTTCACAAAACATCTTTATCCTTTGGATCTCTTTGAAAGGGAATGACATTAGAATCTGTTACTTCAGTAGGGTCCACAAGTATTTCAACGTCATTCCATGGATACTTTCTATTTAATTCACTTTCGATATTAATCCTCAGATCCTTTAATGGTGGAACAATAAAGCATAAATCAAAGAGCCTGTCTTCACCACCACGCTTATCAAAAACTGGTATTCTTTTCTTGAATGTAGTACTAGGCATTACTCTTTTTAGAATAGTGACATCTGAATTGCTATATGCATATTGACCGTAAGTATTAACCATATATTGCCGCATTACTTTGCGTGGTATATAAAGGAACTCTTCTCCAAACCCATTAGCAACTGGACCCAATGCTTCTTGTATATACATTGGTAAGCCATTACCATCTGCCCATTGAATAAGTTCAGCTATTGCTTTGTTTTCTGGTTCCCAAAGTGTATCTTTCTGTTTAGTGCTACATCCAATAGTTAAATCACTTATTATAGTTCTTTCTTTAAAGAAAGTCAAGAAACCACTTAATGCACATGTATCTTCTAACAAATCAAATATATTTTTAAAATGGGCTTTGTTACCTAACCAATGTCTATTACAATGAACCATTGTAAATCGACGATCATCTGGTGGCAATCGGATAGGCTTAGCGTCATTAGAAGTAAATGCAAATCTACATATTGAATCAGCTTCCCAGGCTGGTAAGTATTTCTCTTCTACTTTAATACGTGTGCTAGTGATATAATTCTTTAATGATTCATAGTATAGCTTCTCTTTACCTGGATTTATAGACCATTCATCTTGATATACCAATAATGATTTAGACAAAGCTATATTGTTACGAGTTATATCTTTATTGATTATTCTGGTTAACCTGGTTCCTAATAACTTAGCTACACAATGTATAATAACAGACTTACCTACACCTTGACCACCAAGAAGAGCTAATGCTGTACCAGGTTTCTTAGATGGATTTTGGAATATATCTGCAAAATAATCAATGATCCAATCTATTGCACCTTTTTCTTCATTATCTATAATACCTTTAAGATGATCTACCCATGCCTCTGCTAATTTACTATGTTTACCTTCAGAAGAATAAGATCTGAAACCAGGGAAAGTGTTAAGATACCTCAATGCATCTTCTTTAATAACTTCTTTATTTGTAGTATTAGGATCGAATACAGTACCATACAGCATAACAGATTCTGCACTTTGTGCATCAGCCCATTCTTTAGCAACACTAACTGTTTTAACTTTTTCACCAACTTCTATTGTTACTTTCTCTGTATCTACAAGCGCTAATGTTCTTGCATCATCTGCATATACTAAACCGAAAGGAGATTGCTCGCTTTCTTTACGCATATCTACAAATAGAACTCGACCACCTAAACGTAGTTTTCTATACCACTTATCTCGCTTGGCTAATGCTTCCTCAAGTGTTTCATTGGTTACCCGTTCGTTCACGTAGTAAGGCTTGAATCCCGCCAGTAATTCCTCAATAGGAAGATCACATGCCATGTTAGCGCAGCCATCGGCTAAATCCCAGCCCTTATCTATCCTTTGCTCATGTGCAATGAACTGACTATAGTCTAATAAATTAATGCGTTGGTCGTCTTGACCATTATTTACGAATTTAGCCACTTCTTTCATAGCTTTAATGCCGGCTTCGTCATGATCTGGCCATAAGTATATCTCTGTAGCTCTATCCCTTAATACAGACCAATCTGAAGCTTTGACTCTATTGGTGCCGCCTGACCAAGTGACAACCACAAACTCTGCCAACTGCTTATAGTCTGCTGCTGCAATAGCGGTCTTCTCACCCTCGACTATCAATACCTTTTTAGTAGGGTTCTGAACTAACTCATATAGATTATAAAGTGGTCTATCCTTTCCAGGCGGATCCTTAGAAGACCAGGCGTGCTCTATCCTTCCACCCTCGGATACATATTCAATAGAGAACCAGGCCGGTGTCTGCTTATTTTTGCCATCCATGTATCGCTGCACAAAGAAAGCAGGCTCACCTTCGGCAGTGACATACTCGTAAATTATATCCTCATCTTTACGCAGATGAAGGGGAAACGTCGGTTCGTGTGCTGGATATAATACCTTAGAACTCTGGACCTTCTCATCAGTACGAGTAGTTCGACGCATAGGCGAGTCAATACCGAACTTAGTCTTTATAGCTTTTACTATATCTATATGCTTACAGTGCCGCGAGAGGCAGCTAAACCCTGGGTAGCCATCTGCATTTATATAGATGTCTAATGAAGGAGAATGATCGTCATGAGCAGGACATAGTCCTCGCCATCTGTTATCGCCGTGCTGTTCGGCCTTAAGAGCTTTTAGAATTTGTTCAACGATTATCTCATTATGATGCTCATTAGGCGCCATATCCAACCTTGCCCCATTATACCGGTGAATTATTTGTATATTATAACGTGTTTTTAACCGTATGTACAATGTTATTTTCGCACACCTGCTATGTCCATTTCGCATGCCTTACCATATTAATACCCGACCTAAACACGGACCCGGAACTACATCTCTAGGTATGCATTTGGTGCATAGCAGACATGCGATATTGGCAGTTTACTTATTTGGAAAATAGGCGTATAATATTCTGATGATGTTGGGAAATACAACATCATGTAACTAATAGTTTAACAGGAGAAATACCTAATGTATTACTACAAGTTTACTGACAAGATCAACGCAGAGAATCTCGAGAAGCTTATTAGCCAGGCCCCTTCGCAGGCGGGAGCAATCCTTCGTGCGACTTGGGAACTTGGATCCAATGAGGAAAAAGTTTCAGAAGATCAGATCATTGATCTTATTGAGCGTGAGCTCACCAGGTTTTCGCCGAAAGCCAAAGGACCTGAGGTTGTGCAAGGTTTCGTAGCCTACTACAGGCAGATGCTGGGCAAGCTTCCCCCGCATATTTTGGAACAGAGCAAGGATAACCTGGGCGGTAAGCCGCGTGGTGGTCGTGCTGGTGGTGCCGAGTTCTTGCTCGATCCCATCACTGGTGAACAGATCGAGAACGTATTCAAGCGTAGCCCAGTAAAGAATCCCGGGTCCCGCAAGACGAAGAAGATTGTTACTGAGGAGTATCTCGAGGATAGCGAGGAAATGCCCGAACTCGAAGGTGAGAACGGCGATGATGCCGCCCCGCAAAGCGCCAACTCAGCCGAGTAATCGGGTTACGCCACTCTGAGCGTGGAGCCTCACAGCTTTCATACCAAATCAGATGACAAGCCGGGAAAGACCGGCACCTTACCTTATGGGGGCAGATGTGGTCAGTCCGACCGGACCCAAGATTAAATATAAACCAGAGCCGACCCCTCTCGATCCGATGGCCCAAGCCATGATGGGGTACGGCAACAATTACCCTGGCTACTATCCGCTTTATGGGAATAGAATTCCACTCTGGGCAAATGTGTACGGATCGCCTGGCTATATGCAGATGCAGATGATGGCTGCGTATCAAAGGCCTTATCCTCAGCCTAAGAAAGAAGAGGATATAACTAACAGCGGGAGAGAAGGATGATATCGTGGTGGTGGTTAATACCGACTTTATTCTTGGGTGCTGGCGTAGGCTTTGTGCTTTGCGGCATTCTCATGATGGGGAAAAATGGCTATGACCAAGATGGAAATGATAAAAGAATTCCATGAGAAGTTCGGGCTGAACTATGCTGGCCCGCCGAGGCACTTACCGCTCGATTTGGAGCGCTTCCGCACAGAGTTCATGAAGGAAGAGATAATAGAATACGAAGGTCGAGTAGTATTGGTCGATAAGTTGGATGCATTGGTTGATCTGGTGTATGTGGCTATGGGCACAGCATACTTGCACGGCTTTGATTTCGACGAGGCTTTTAGGCGTGTGCATGAGGCCAACATGAAGAAGAAGCGATCGATAAGCACTATCCTTTATGGGCGTGGCTCGGGTTGGGATGTAGTAAAGCCGGAAGGCTGGGAGCCACCATATCTTGACGATCTAGTGAGTAATCCAAATGACATTGAGTAGAACGCGAGCAGCTGAGTTATTGCATAATACTGCTGATTTAATCGATAATGTTAAATCTAAAGAATATGGCGATCCAGATGAGTCTTTTACTAACATAGCAGCGATGTGGTCATTGTATCTAGGCCATCATATATCAATGAATGATGTAGCTATTATGATGATATTACTTAAAATATGCAGAAATAAGCATTTACGTAAAGAAGATAACTATGTGGATATATGCGGATATGCCGCGTTAGCAGGTTCAGATGACACCATCAGATAAAGTAATGACAGCTGATGACGCTTGGCTCTTAGCAATCTGGGATATACAACAGCACGGCCAATCGGTTGAACCACAGAAATCTGTTGGTGCAAGGGATAGAGTTTCTTTTGAAATAATAAACCACACCATGTCCTTTGATATGAAGCAGCCCGTGGTTACTGTCAAGCCGAACACCTCTTGGATTTATATGGCTGCAGAACCGATGTGGGTAATCGAAGGATCTGGTAATCTAAACTATTTTCCTGAGATACATCGGATCCAATTGCCGTACTCCAATAATGGTGTTACTGTGTATGGTTCGTACGGGCCAAGATATAAGTCCCAAAGAAATAATGTTATTGAACGACTTAACGAAGATAGAGGTACTCGTCAAGCTGTAATGACTCTATGGCGCAAAAACCCACCGTTAATGATAGATGGTATACGATTAAAGGATATACCTTGTACTGTTGCTCTGCAGTGGCTCATAAGGGATAATGTAATACATACTATTGTTACTATGCGGAGTTCAGACGCTGGTCTGGGTTTGCCTTATGACATGCTTACCTTCACTTGCATGACAGCAGACATAGCATCTACTTTGGATGATCCACCCGAGCTGGGTACATGCTACATCAACGCTGGGTCCAGGCATATTTACGAAGATCAATGGGACTCATTAGATGTAGATGCCATAAGCATCACTAGGTATAAGTATGCACCTTGGAACATATGGAAGTGGACGGCGATCAAGACAATACTGAAGCGTATAGCAGCAATCAATACCTTTGATCTGAATAGACGTGACGTGCAGGCAGAGTGCTTCAAAGCAATAATGGAGGTTTCGAGTGGCTCGTCCAAGTCTTGATGATTCGATGATGGATATAGCCGTGACATTGGCTGAAAGGGGTACGTGTCGGAAGAAGCAGGTGGGTTGTGTTCTGGTTGATACTTTTGGTAATATCATCGCTACTGGTTATAATGGTCAGCCAAGGGGTCAACCGCACTGTGATGTCGTTAACCCTTGTCCTGCTTACCTCGATGCTAACCTTAGTTGTCGTGCTATTCATGCCGAGATGAATGCTCTCATACGTTGTCATGATGTAGAGAATATATACACAGCATACATTACCGAGGAACCGTGTGAGAAGTGCATGTTGTTGCTGAGGAACACCAGCTGTAAGCAAATAGTGTTCTATGACGAGAATGGTAACAAGAGGGTGACGGGTCTATGAAGATATGGGTTAACAAAGATGCGATTGAGTATATACAAGGCGCTGAAACAGGGGATACTATTATACACTTAAGAAGTGGTAAAACTGTCACAGTTCAAAAAGATTATGAAACTGTATTGCAAGATTTCAGTATAAATAAATATTGGAAATATTAATGGATCTGCCTGACCCAAGCCATATACATGAATTCGCTTTGGATACTGAGACCAACGATCCGGACTAACTTCGCTGGGACCCGGCTTCGTCTACAACCTGGCTAA